TTAGGGTTCAAGCGGAAGGCCGGCCGCTTTGCGCACTTCGTTGGCCAGCCGGTGGAACTCGGCCTTCGATTCCTTGGAGGGCGCCGCAAACCAGGCTGCCGACAGGAAACGGATGATTTTTTCCGCGTCTTCTTTGCTCATCGAAACCTCCTCCTTTCTGCCGCCGGTCTTTCCTTCGGTATTCCACCAGCCTTCGCCGCCGTACGATTCGTTTAAATCAACGGTCGCTCCGGCCAACCTGACGTTGTTGGAATATTGGTAGATGTTCGCGTTTGCGCTTTTCTTGCCCCGGCTCCAAGCGTAAGTCTGCCAGAAGTGCCGGCAAGCGCCGCGACGAGCCATCTCCTCAATGACGGCATACGAGCCGTAAACGCCAATCTGGTAATCCGGAATCTGCGAAGCCGCAGCCTTCAAATAAGCTTCGATCGCGTTGTAGTCCCGCGGCTGCGCGTCGTAATCGACCGCGAAATAGATGGCGCTGCCCGCGGGCTGGCCGATGAGCTTCGCCTCCGCATTGGCGGCCGCGCCGTCGGCTCTGCCGTTCGCCGCTCCTCCCGCCGGGCGATTGGCTGTCGTCTCGAAAACGGACACCACCATCATGCCGGCGTTCGTGATCGCTTCCGCCTCGCTCCTTGTCAGCCGCTTCCAGGCGTAACCTGGCGGCACCAGATACCGCGCCGCGAAGGCGTAGCCGGCTGCGGCAATCGCTTTGGCCGTACCGGCGGTCAGCGGGATCGCGCAATCGATTCCTTTAGCCATCGGCTGTTGCCTCCCTTCGGGTTGCCGGTCTGAGCGATCCCGGCCGCCGACCGCATCTCGTTTGCCATAAACGCCCATTGCGCGCTGGGATTGTCGGCCACCGGTTGCCGCCCTCCTTTCGTTTACGTTTGTCCGCTTTTTTCGTCGCCCGATTCCTTGTTTGTTGTACCGTCCCGGTTTGCTCGTCCCTTTGGCGCTCGGATTTTCGGTAATCACCGGGTGTTCCGTCAGCTTCGCGTTCGTTTGTCAGAAACGTATCGGTGCTAACGAAAAAATCGCGGCATCGTCTTATGGTTGTCCTTATTTTATGCGGCTGATGCCTGAACGGAAACGGCGTTCGTCTGCGTAAGGAATCTGGGCGTGGCGTGTGAGCATAAGAGGTAAGCGGCGGCAAGGGCAGGCGGGCGAAAAGCGGACCAAGCGAGCGGTTTTGTTGGCTAAAATCCCATTTGTCCATACGAAAACAACCCGCTTTCACCACTCTTCGCCAAGGCCGGTCAAGTCACGCTTGGTTCGTGTCCTCAGCGGATTTTTCGGCCCCGACCGTCCCATTCTTCCTGCCGCTTGCTCCCGGCGGATGGAGCGCCTTGTTCTGCATCTGTCCGGCCGCCGCCGCGACCAGAAAACCGTTCGCCAGCGCGAGCGCGTACACCCGCCAATCCGTGTAGTGGTTATCGACCGCAAGCTGCGCCAGCAACAGCACCAGAAACGCGATCGCGACCGCATACAGGTCCGTCGGCAGCCATTTCAGGCAGCGGCTCACCGGCTCTTTCGTATACTGAACGATAAGAAACGTCAGCAAAGAAGCTCCCCCCATCGCGGAGAGAGCTTGCCACGTGAACAATTCGCCCGAGTCCATTTTTTAACCTCCCTGTCCGTCCAATCGGTCGAGCCGCTGAAGCGCCTGCTTCGCCGACTCTTCCACCCGCGTCACCCGCTCGGCCAAGGCGTCAAAGCGCTGCCCCTGCGCCCGCTGTTCGAGCCGAACATCGTCGACGCCCCGCTTGATGTACTCCATGTCCGCCCGAAGCACCGCGTCCTTGCTGGCCTCGGCCGCCGTGTCCTCCCGCAACATCCGGGATCTTCCCGACCACCCTAATACAATTCCGCTGATGGCTGCCGCGACGGAGATGACCGCCGCAATTCCCGTTACTTCCATCCCTCCCCCTCCTTCCAATCAAAAAAGCCCCGCTGAGCGGACTCCCGTTGTGTCATTCTGCCTGTTCGAGCGGCTGTCCGTCCGTGCCGAGACCGAGCGTTTCCAGCGCGTCTTTCACCGCCGGCCGAATCACTTCGGGAACTTGGTCGAATGTACGGCGTCCGGCTACGATCAATTTTGCGTAAACGACTGCAATGGCCACAGGATCATCTCCTCTCTATGAAATTAAAAAGAGCCGAAGCAGCGGCGGACTAAAGTCATGCCAAGTTCACGCTTGCTCGGCTCCCGTATTTTGTAGCGCCAAAACCATTTCGTACAGCTCGGCCATGGATTCCATGAGGGTGAGTTTGTCGGATTCGAGTTGGGACACTTGTTCCGACAGAGGTTTCTGGTACACAGGCTCGGCTTCCGGCTCGTTGGGGTCGGGGTAGGAGAATGCCAATTTCGGCTCATCTCCGCTCACGTCCACCCGGTAACCTTTGCAAGTAGCAAAATCTTGCGCGTACTGGCCGTATTCTAGTTGAAGCATGCCGACGGTTTCGGGGACTCGTTCGGCGAGCGACTTGTAAGCGGCGAAATCCTGTTCGACCGTCGTTTCGACCACGTCGCCGGAACGCTCGCCGGTGTCCAGGATGATGTTTCCGGTGGCGAGGTCGTAATAGATTCTGCGTCCGATTTGCATTTTTCAAGCCCTCCTTATGCCAATGCGTACCACTTGAAAGTTCTATTTGGATTGCTACCTGCTGGTAAACGAAAACCTCCAGATGACACATATCCATCTCTCGAATTGGCCTTAAGTACATATGCTGTAGTATTAAGCCAGTTGTAATAGTATATAAAGTGCATCACGTAGTCCGAATAAGTTCCATCCCCATTTTCCGAATATATCGACGCATAATGAGGATAAGTTCCTGTCTCAAATAAGAAAATGGCTGTTGGTTTGAAACCGATGCCGGATACTTGAACGTAACACATGCTTGAAACAAAATTGCCATCAATAGTATCAAAATTGAGTGTAGAGCTTGAACTCGTGGCAGTTCCAGAAGCAAATTTCCTAGTTACGGCTGTCCCAGCTACGCCGTAAATATTTGCGCCTGAAACGATATATTGCGGTGCTAGGTCGCCACATGCCGCTTGTAACTGGGCCGTTGTAACCCGGATTTCCCCGTCACCGGCCCCGCCTTTTTGATAGCCCCTTTCAGGGTATACTGCAAGGTCCCCGTTAGGCCATCTAGCCGTGCCGGTTGCGTTACGGATGCCGGTCAGATTAGGCATGTTCCCTGTGATCTTCTGCCCGTTTACGTAAGCCGTCTTTCCGGACAATATGTCCCCTGCGGCGGCGTTGGCGTCGCTTGTAAAAGTGCCAACAATACTATTCGATGAATCGCCATTAAACCGGCCTACAGCAACGCCAGCCTTTATGTTGCTTGGATTCAGGTTCGCGACATTCGCAGTTACAGAGCTTGAGCTATCATAATATCCCGGCGCGTTATATGCGTTCGGTACTGTCACAAGCCCCTGAGTAGAATCCTGCGGATGAACTTGCACTTTAACCGTTTCATACCCACACCATGCAGTAGTAGCGCCGGTCTTGTTAGGCATCGTTCCGGTGACAAGCCCGTTTTCCGTTCCGATGGTCTTCCCGGCCAATACATCCGCCGCCGTCGCTGTGCCGTACTCCCCCCCTTCACCCTGTAAAATAAAATTTGTGCCGTCGTAAACGAGCGTATAGACACCACTGGCCTTAAGGTTTCCAGCCGCTACATCGTTTCCATTTGCCTTCTTGATCGACTTGGCCCCGAGTCCGTTTACGTTGAGCGTCGCCGCTCCCGTGTTGGCCGTATGCACTTTAATTGTCACCCGCATACCCGATACAAGTGCGGTCGGCGCCGGGTTAAGCGTCAGCGTGTAGGCCGTTCCGGTTCCCGTCGTCGTGCCATAGCCGAGAGACGTGGATTTGACATCGTTTATAGCGTTTTGTACAAACGCCGTTGTCGCGATCTGGGTGTTGTTGGTCCCTGCTGCCGCTGTCGGCGCGGTTGGCGTACCTGTAAAGGCAGGAGATGCCAGCGGCGCTCTTGTCGTATCCGTCGGGTGCCGGTGATCTTCACGCGCATATGCCGTACTTGTGCCGACCGCGGCAGTGCCGTCCATGAGCGGCGTTGCCGTACCGGCGGTCGCACCGGCTGTGATTCCATCAAGTTTTGCCTTGTCCGCCGCGCTCATAAATCCCGCCGCCGACGCCGTCGCCACCGCATGCGCCGTACCGCCCGACCCGATATGCGCCGCTAAGTTCGATTGAACGGCGCTTACTTTTGCATCAGAACCTGCAGTTGTCTCAATTTCTGTCCACTGCTGCCATCCGCTAGTTGTATACCCGCGCATGAACGCTCTGTTGCTATTGTAGTGGAAGAAAATCTGCGATGGTCTACCCTCGCGAGCAATATGGAGGAGGGAACCGTCAGCGCTCACGTCCGCCGGAGTATTCAAAGTGGTTCCTACCTTGCAAGTATAAAAACTTGTAGGAGAGGTAGGAGAAAGATTAGCGTCAGCCAAAATAGGACACGATGTAGCACCGAGCCCAAATTGTGTAATGGTGTCTAAACGAGCGACATGCGATCCCAAAGTAGGGACACCTACGCTAAATGTTCCGTCAGCATTCCGGATCGGTATACGGTCTGCTACCGCTGATGACGTTGCTCCGTGTACGGCTGTCGCATCCATATGCGCTTTCGCCGCCTCAAGCGTCGTCGCAGGGGCCGTGCGCCAACTGCTTTTGCCCGTGATCGCCTTGATCATGTAGCCAAGCCAGCCGAACAGGCTGGTCAGCGTACCGCTGTCGCCGGCAGGTGCTGTCGTATCCGTAATCGTCCGGTTTCCGATGACGGCATCCGTAGCCGAGCCCGCTCCGGCGACAAGCTCGAAGGTCAAAGCCGTCGTCCCGAGCGTGATGGGTCCGGTGTTGGACAAGCGCCATTGCTTTTTCCCGTTGGACGAGCCTTCCTTGACATACACCAAAAGACCGCTGGCCAATTTGCCGGATACATCGGCATCGGTTGCCCGGGTCCAGGGACCTTCCGCTGCCGTATAAATGCCGTTTTGACTGCCCGTCGTCTGGTTTTTGACCAGCACCCGGTCGCCCGCGGCAAGCGCGACGCCGTCAATCGTTTGCAGCCCCGAAAGCGTGATATTCGCGGTCGTGGCCGCCCGAACGTCGGCATTGACCGCCTTTAACCCGAGCGCGGCGTCGATTTTGTCCCAGTTGTCGTTCAGCATCGTCTGGATATTAAACGTGTCGGCGCCGTCGGTCGCGGGGTTTTTCTTCAACAGATTCCATAACGATGTAAAGACCGGCATGATATCCCCCTCCTACCCATCCAAAAACGGCGCGAAGTCCGTTAGCGGATGGCTTTGAAGTTGATTGATCGTCATTTGATTCACTTCCGAGACGGTCAGATAACGATAGGCGTATTGAACTTCGAGATGAGCGGGCTTAACCTCTTCGATCGCCGCTTTCAAATCGTCGAGGTTGGGCGGCAAACCGACGCTGTCGACGAACTTGACCGTAAAACGGTACAAAGCGGGCTGCTGCGTCACCTCGATTTTGCCGTTGGCGTAGGACTCTCCGATGCTTTTCAGCAGTTCGACCGTCACCGTTCCGGTTCCCCGTATTTTGGAAATCAGGTAGCTTCTGCGCTGATCCAGGGGTTTGGACGCATCCGTTTCGATGCCGAACTCTTTTTCCCACACATCCAATCCCCAAGTCGCCGTCCCCACAAAAAACTGGTCCAAAATCTCGTCCAGCGCCCGCTGCAGCCGATCCAGCTCGGTTCCCTGGGCATCCGCAATCGCGCTCATGATCCGGGACGTGGCGTAATACCCCGGCAAATAGGTCATGATCCGCCGGCCGCTAGCACTCGTCACCCCATCAGACACGGACATTCACCGTCCCGGCGACGGCCACCTGGCCAAGCCCGATCTCGATGTTGCCCGTCCCCCCGTTCAGGGTAAGTTCGGATAGATCCACGATCTGCGGAATGTCCAGCAAAAACGCCGAAAGCCGCGAATACCGCACGACCGAATCGGCAAAAGCCAGCTCCCGCAAATAATCCCGCAAAGCCTGGACAATCGCGCTCTGGGCCTGGCCCAAAGTCGCTCCGGAGACCAGCGTCAGCTTCGCGCTGACGTTAATGGGGATTTCCTCGGCGGAAGCGACGGTGACGCTCGCTCCGATCGGCGCTTTGCCCGATCCGGCCGCGGGGTCGGGCGCGATATAGTTTTGCACCGCTGCCACGAGTTCGCTTGAAGCCGCCCGTTTTTCCTTGTCGATGATAAAAACCTTGACCGTTCCCGGCCCGTTCCACAAAGGCTGCACCTGCACGCCTCCAACCCCGTCCACCTCGAGCCCCCACTGCACGTAGTCCGCCTTGTTGCCGCTGGTTCCCGGACTCCGGACTTTGAGCATCAGCCGCTCGAGCAGCGAAGCGTCGCTTTCGGCCTCCGCTCCGCCGGTCGTGGCAGCCGGATTGGAAATGCCCGTCACGCCGGGAATGGACGAAACGGGAACGTTAATCGCGCCGGCCGCCACATTGCCCAAGCTGCCCGCCTCGACCGCCTTGATGCCGACGAGGGCCGTTCCTTGCGCGTTCAACACCGCCTCGGCCGTCGTTTCGAATTCAATCGAAGGCGTCCCGCTGACCGGGTCCGCGGAAGTGGCCACACGCGTCCCTGCGAGGACGGTTGTCCCCGGCTCGCCGCTGAATTGAACTTGGCCTTCCGCCGCTTTGGCGGGACGGCGCGTCACCCCGTGCTCCTCGCAGCGCAGATCGAGATAGCCGCCAAACGTCGTCGAGGCAAAGCCCCGCCTCAGCACCTCCTGCGCCCAATTCGCGGACATATATAGTTCATAAGCGGCAGGAGCCAGCGAATCCCAAATAAAAGACCCTTCGGACTTGTCCACATGGTCCGGCACCCGCGCCAGCATCCGCCGGCGAATCGCTTCCTCCGTCTGGTCCTGCAAAAAATCCGGCAAATCCGCCATACCGTCACCACGCTTTCCGTAATCGCGTCCTCGGCGTTCCGGGACGCATGAATGAGATGAATGAACGAAAAACCGCCCGCTCAGACGAACGGACGGTGAAGTTGAAGCAGGGATGCCGTTGCGGTTTCAACCCACGCTCCCGGCAAGGAGCGGCAATACGGCTCCCAAATCCATTAGCTTCAATCACACCGCATTCACCAGACTGCCTTGCAGCACGATCGAGTCGTCCCGCACGCTCCGCGCTTCGCAGGTGAAGAAGCATTGATCCCCCTGCCAGTCGAACGCGAAATTTCCAACCGACTCGGTTCGGGGGTCCGTCATCAGCGTTTCGGTTGTAATGCGCATAATTTCGCTCTCCACGGCGGAGCGCGACAGGCCGAGCCCGATCAGCGTTTCGAACTCCTGGCCGTAATTGCGCGAATAGACAAGGTAGCGGTACCGTTCGGTCTGCAGCGCCTTGCGGCACCACTCCAGCCACGCATCCGCCCCTTCCGCTTCGGCGATCCGGCCGGTAGGCGTCAGCACGAATTCCCCCGCTTCATAATCGAAGCGAACCCCGCTGCCGAACTTGACCTCGTTTTCCTCGGATTCCGCCGCCTCGACAGCCGCCTCTTCTTCCGGAAACAGATTAGCCACCCGCGCCCACCACCTTGCAGACGACGACGGCCTGGCTGCCGTTGTTCACCGGCACCGCCAGCACCCGGTCGCCCGCGCGCAAGCCTTCCTGCCAGTTGAGCCGCACTTCCTCCACTTCCGTCTCGTCAAAGTCAAAGCGGATCGGCTGCGACACACTCGCGCCGGGCAACGGCGTTCCGTCCGCCTGAACCGGCGTCGTCATCGTCCCCGTCAGCGAAAACTTCGGAACGTGCAGCTTCGCCAGCCAGTCCGCCACCAGATAGTCCGGGATGGCGTGATTAAACGAATCGAGCTTCAGCCCGCCCCCCGTAATCGTCCCCAGCTCGGCCGGCAAGCCCGACACCGCCTTGGAGGCGAGGCCGGCCATGCGGCTTTCGAGCGTGGACACGAGCTTTTTGAACGGATCAGACACAGAAGTCCCTCCTTACTTTCGGCTCCGTGGACAGCTCCAGCTCCATATGTCCCGGCGTGCCCAGCCGATGCTTGACGTAATGAACGATCAGGTCCATTCCGTTCAGCCGCACCTTGTCGCCCGCGCGGATCGTGTTGATGTCGGGAGCCGTGACCGAGAACGTTTCCTGCATGCCCATCAGCAAATTTTTGGCGGCTTTTTGCGCCTGGGCGACCGTTTCGACCGAAGCGTCCTGGAGCACCTTTTGCAGCGTGCCGTATTTGGCGGTCTCGCCTTTGACCACGGCCAGCACCGGAGACAGCTTGTCGTCCCCGCTTTGACAGCCCAGCACCTTCACCTGCGTGACCGCGCCTTCCAGCGTCCGGGTCTGGGCCACCGACTCGACCACCGCCAGCTCCCAAACTTCCGCATTGCCGCCGATTTTCACCAAAGACAGCCCTTCCGGCGTCATCCGGGCCCTGTACAGGTCCCCGCCTTTTTCCGCCGTCTCCTTCAAATCTCCCTGGATCATGGAAAAAATCGACTGGCTCCGCTTCATGCTCCGCGCAAGCGTAATCCGGGTGTCGGGAACGCTGCCGACCGGAATGCCCCATTCTTTGGCGTACAGCTTCAGGCGCTGCGATGCGGTCTGCCCGGCGGGCATGAGCCGCTCGTCCTCGGACTTGGCCAGGTAGATCGTCCGGTCGTAAACGGTGACGGTCATTCGCTTGGTTCCGCTGTTGAAGCTTGTGCATTCCCATACCATGCCGGGGTGGAGCAGGTATTTCATGCCCTTAGAGCCGTACGGGACGCCCGAAATCCGGATGGGTTGCCCGGGCGCGATCCCCGGAAAATCCGGCGTAACCGCCAGCTGAATGCTTGCCCGGTACGCGATCTCCTCCAGCGAATCTTCCAGCGTGATCTCTTCGATCAGGTCGCGAAGATAATATTTGTCGGCCAGCACCACCTCGTAGCTCATGGCATCACCAGCTTTTGCCCGGGAAAAATGCGGTTCGGATCGCTGCCGATCAGGGCTTTGTTTTTCTCGTAGATGGCGCTCCATTTGGAGCTGGAGCCCAGCTCCCGCTTCGCGATGCCCGACAGCGTGTCTCCCGCCGCGACCGTAACCACCTTCGGCACCGGTTTCGTGTCCGGGCGGGCGGCTTTGGCTGCCGAACCCGAGGTTCCCGAGGCGGCCGCCGCGGTGCGCACCTTCATCTCCCGCCAGGTCCGGAAGGTGACGTCGAACGAGATGTCGCCCGGCTCGCCCCCTCTGAACACGGACGTGTGAGCGGCGACGAACACCAGGACGTTGACCCCCGTATCCGTAATGAGGAGCCGCACGGGCTGCTTGCTGTTCATCCAGATCGTCAGCCTATTCATGGCGGTCCGGGGATCGGGAATATCCTGGTAACGGCAGTAGGAAGGATCATAGGTTTTGGGAAAAAAAGAAGAGAAGGCGATTTCCTTCACCTTCTCCTGCTGAGCCGCGTCCACTTCGCCGAGCGACAAAAGGTTGAACGTCTCGAATTGCTTGTCGCGCCGGATCGAAATCTCTTCCGGATTCACGGGGAAATGAAATTTCTCTCCGGAAGCGTCAATGAGATAAATGTCCATGCGCGCTCCCCTCTTTCAATGGACCGACCTGTATGTTAAACCCTGTTTTCCAGGGATTGTTGAATGGAAGCGGACAGCTTGGCGGTAATTTGCGCCGCTATGGCGTTGTAGTCCAGCTCTTGTTCCTTCACGGTCAACTGGACCGCGCCTGCCGCCACGCTGATGTTGATCGGAGCGGGCTGTTGAATGACCGGTCTCGCCCCCGCTGCCGCACCAGCCGCCGCAGCCGGTGCCATGCCGACCCCGAAGGCCGGGGAAGGCTGCGGAGCCAGACTCCGGGACCTGGGGGCAGGCAAAGCCGCCGGTTCGTTTTCTTTGCGGAAAAGACTCGCGAGCTTGCCGAACAATCCGGTGATCAAGTCGCCGGAAAGGCCTCCCGCCGCTCCCAACGCCAGCGCTCCGATTCCCGGCAAAGCCGCGCCGCCGGCCGCCCGGCCCGCCAAACTTCGGGCTGCCGTACCGACGGCGGCATTTCTTCCTTTGAACAGCCCGGCCGCCCCTTGGATCAGTCCGCCCACGGTCGCCGCCAAGGGCAATGGCGCCTGCTGGCCGCCTCTGCCAAACAGCCGGGTAAAGAGGTTGCTCCGCCTTGGGCCGGCCCGGTTCCGCACGAAGCCGCCAGGGGATGAGGCTTTTCCGCTTTCGTCAAGCCCGGGGGCCGTGGCCGTTTCCGAACGGCTGGGCAAAGGAATGACTTTGCTTTCGCTTTTTGCCGCCGCTCCCGTCTTTTTCTTCTTTTTGCCAAAGGACATAAATCCTTTGATTTTGTTCACGGCTCCGCCGATTTTTTCGCCGACCCATTCGCCGGCCGCGCTTCCGGCCATGCCCAACGCCGCGGTGCCGATACCGGGCAGCACGAACGATCCGATCGCTGACCCGATCGCCCCGCCGGCTATGCTCCCGACCGTACGGCCGATCGCCTTGTTTCGCTCTTTGCCCGGCCTGGTCGACGCAATGTCGGCCACATCCGCAATGACTCCGAGCGGGCGCGCAATTTTGCCGGCGGCTTTGAAGGCTCGCTTGGCCCATGACCCGACTCCGCCAATCGGCCCCGCCACGATGGCCGCTGAAGGCAGCTCGCGAGCCGGTCTGGCCGTTTCGGAAGCCCGTTTGGCGGCCGCCGTTCCCGGGAAAGCAACGACTTTGCCCGACGATTTGGGAACGTCCGAACCTGGGCCCGCGGCGGGTTTGGATGGCGGCAAACGCTTGATTTCGGCCGGGGTGTCGACCTCAGGGGGCTGCGGCAATCTCGTTTTTCCGGGCAGCCGTTTGATGTCGGGAAGCTCAGGCCCCTCGGGAAGCCGGGGAATTTCCGGCAGCCTCGGCTTTGCTGTCTGCGGCAGCGGAAAGCCGACGACATCCGGAAGCTTTTCCGCTTTGGGCACCGGCATGGCCTGCGCTTGCGCTTGTTTGGGATCGGGGCCCCGGACTTTGTCTTTGCATTTGCACTCGCAAATGCACTTGACGATGACGGAAGGCGGATTGGAAGGCGTATTGGAAGGCATGATGATTTGTTTCAGCAAGTCCTTCGCCGCGTCTTTTAAGGTTTCCTTAAAAAACTCCAACCCTTCTGTGAGGATGTCCTTCTTATCGCCATCCGGGCTGCCCTTACCGTCCGCGCCGCCGCCATCCTGCCTGCCGCCTGCTATCCGAACCGCCGCAACAAGGTCCAGCCTGGCCTTTACGTCCACGGCCACCTTGACCGTCGCTTCGATCACGGACTTTATCCGTTTCAGCACTTTTTCGTCCAATTCGATCTTGGCCTTCACGTCCAG